CAACAGGCCCAGATGGCCCAGATGGCTCAACAAGGCTTACCTAACGCAATCAATCAAGCTGGCCAGATGGCTCAGAAATCTATGGAGAACCCTAAAGATGGCGAATAAAAAACAAGAAACACCAGAAGAAGTTTACGCTGAACTCTCAGCCATGAACACTGATGCACCTGCTCCTGCTCCTGTAGCTGTTAAAGCAAAACCTACGGCTCAAAAGCCTAGCGTTAAGGAAACCAAAGTGGCCGTTAAGGATGCTGCTGGTAAACCTAAGGGTGACCTCGCTCTAACCGTCACAGTAAATGTATAATGGTTGAACGTGTAGAAATCACATCAGCACCAGCGTCCGTCGAGGCTCCTGTTGTTGCACCTGTTGTTGAACAAACACCAGAAGAGATTGAAGCTGCTAAACTAGCTGCTGAGGAAACTCCAGTTGAACAGACACCAGAAGAGATTGAAGCTGCTAAACTAGCTGCTGAGGAAACTCCTGCTGAGGATGAAGTTAAAGAAGAACTCGAAGCCGCTGGCGTTGATTATTCAAGCCTTGAAACCGAAGTCAATGATACTGGTGAACTAAGCCCTGAAAGCTTGGACAAACTGGTTAAGATGGGTTTCCCGGCTGATGTGGTCAATGAAGTTGTAGCTCAACGTATTGCTGCTGCTGATACTGGCCGTGCTGAGTTAATGTCGATTGTTGGTGGTGAAGAACAATTCGCTACTAAAGCTGCTTGGGCTGTTGAAGGTATGTCACCCGCCGCCGTTGCTGAGTTCAACTCCTCAATGGAAGGCAAAGACAGCACACGCCGTGCAAACGCTATGGCTGCTCTGGAGAGCGCCTATGTGAAAGCTAATGGCAAAGTGCCTAACCTTATCAACCCTACCTCTCAGGCTATCTCCCAGACAGCCTATCGCTCACTCACTGAGCTACTCGCTGATCAGGCTAACCCACGTTACAAATCTGATCCAGCCTTCCGTACTGATGTTGAAGCTAAACTTAAGCGTTCAAAGATATAAATGAACATCAAACGACTTCAACAAGACCTGACCTCTCTCGGTTTTAATCCGGGGGAGGCAGACGGTATTATGGGTCCGCAGACTGTCTCCGCTATTATGACATTCCAGCGTTCTCGTGATCTAACAATCGACGGTATTGTAGGTCCTGAAACTTGGGCCGCAATTAGTGACACTCAAGAACCTCGCGCTACTGCCCCCGGCAATACACCGTGGATGAAACCACTCCTTCGCAGGAAGGGCTGGCATGAACGCAGAGACTTTGCTTCACTAACCGCATGGCTTAAAAATGGCGTGACAGGCATCAACCCAATTAATGTACCGTGGTGTGGTGATGCTGTTGAAACCTCTATATCAGAAACACTACCCGGCGAACAAATCCCTGAGAACCCACTACTGGCTCTCAACTGGTTGAAGTTCGGTGTACCGTGCGATCCACAGTATGGCGCAGTCCTCGTCTTTTGGCGTGGCTCTCCTTCTAGTTGGAAAGGGCATGTAGGTTTCTATTATGGTGAAACTTCGGACGGGAAATATTTCCTAGTTCTCGGTGGTAACCAAGCTAACAAAATCTCCATTACCAAGATCGCAAAAACACGCCTCCGTGAGGGTGGCTCTAGGTGGCCAATGACGGCTCCTATGGGTAAAGCTCTCACATCCGTAAAGGACATGGACGTGGCGGTCTCAACAAACGAGGCCTAATATGACATTCTTATATATGCTAGGCGCTATAATTGGTGCTGCCCTAATCTTAGTTGTTATCGCTAATATATATATGGCAGACCTGTGAGTATCATTGGTACGATAGCTGGAACACTATTCTCCAAGCCTATCATAGAAACCGTTGGGCGTGTCCTTGAAAAATGGATACCTGATACCAACGCCCGGAAGGAAGCCGAAGAAGAAATCACTCGGCAGATCCTATCCGCAGAAGCTCAATATGTGAAATCATCCGCAGACGTTATTGTTGCAGAGGCCAAAGGCGAAAGCTGGCTTCAACGTAACTGGCGACCCGGACTGATGTTCCTGTTTGGCTTCATCATCGCAAACAATTATATTATCGTCCCCTACGCCCAAGCCTTATTTTCAACTGACATTCCAACCTTAGAAATCCCAATCAATATGTGGGAACTCATTAAGCTTGGTGTTGGTGGATATATCATTGGTCGCTCTGGTGAGAAGATAATCAACAACTACACAAAGAAGAAATAGATGACTAAAGTTTACCTATTCAAGGGTCTCTTTGGTGATCAGTTCTCCGGTGGTATTGAAACTCTAGCCACCGCTTTAGAAGCTGATGGTCATGAAGTTCATGTTCATAGCTGGCTTTACCGCTACCGCGCACAAAGAGAGATCGCCAAGAGTTATGTAAAGGGTGATGTAATATGCACCGTTGGACATTCTCTAGGTGGCAACTCTGCTAACTGGATGGCCGACTGGCTGGTCGATAGAGGTATCCCTGTGTTCTACACGGCTACTATTGATGCTACCGATCCTGAACCTAATCAAGCCCACCAAGCGGACAACTTTATGTCCCACGATTTCCGAGCGAAGGAAGTCTTTGGAGCTATCACCTTCAAACGTCCTGAACTGTCCCATATCGAAATTGATAAGGACCCCAAAGTTCACCAAAGAATAATCGACCGGATCAACGCTATTCGTTCGTGAGTGAAACCTTAGGTCGCGCCTAAGCCCAAACCTCAGGGCAGTGGTGACAAGCAGGGAGAGACCTGCACAAAACTTCACACACTCCCCTTAAGGAAAATCAAAATGAAAATCGTAAGTAAATTTATTGACTATCTTGATGAAGATACAGCCGTAGTTATTGGCTCCACTGTACCCGGCGATATTATCGTTGATGGTGGCATCCACTTCATGGAAGTATTCAACGGCACTACTCCAATCGTTGACGTAGGCTTCGCCTCTGATAACGCTGGTGGCGCTGCTGATCCAAACGCTTTGGGTACTGCAATGCTCCCAACTGCTATTGGTAATGTACCCTTCGATGCAATCAACGCTGTGACTAACATTCGCTGCACCGTAGCTGATCAGGTTACTGCAACTTATTCTAACTCCGGTGGTACTGCTACTACTGGTAAAGCTATTGTTTGGTTCGCTGCTATTAATGCGCTGACCGTTAACGACGACAGTTAATATAGACTAATTATGGGTTACCCCTGTACTCCAGTGGGGGATGAAAGAGGAAGCGACCTCGCCCATAATACTACTCCCCAGACTACCCCTTCCTTACCTGTATGACGAACGAAACAGTGATAATCGCGCTTCCCTATTCGGGGGCGATTTAAAGAACCCCATTAACTAACACACACAGTCCGCTCGAACCCCTGAGGGGGACCTCCTGTGATCCGTGAACGTGTGAATTGATAGGTTGGTTCACTCCACCTTTCGTAACACATTCCATACACTAGGAAAAATCCCATGACTGATTATAATGTATCCTATACTGGCCAACAGAACGGCGCTGGCGCACTTGATGCTAACCACCTGAAACTGTTTGCTGGAGAAGTTATTACTTCTTTCAACACCCGTACTGTAGCTTCTGACAAACACGTCACTCGCGAAATTCAGAACGGCAAGTCTGCTTGACGAACTGGGCTGACTTTAATCACTTCCCAAATTCGGTGAAACCCTTAAAGAAGGGCAATACCGAGCCAAGTCATCGCAATACGCGAGAAGGTGTAGAGACTAGACGGGAAGCACTTTCACATAATTGTTGTGATACATGCAAAACCACCAAACCGATTACAGAGTTCTATGTTAAAGATAGAGCAACAGATCGTAAGGATAGTACGTGTAAAGCCTGTCGGATAATCAAACAGAGAGAGAAAACTCTGGGTGTAACCGAACAGCAATACCGTAGCATGTATATAAACCAACAAGGTCGTTGTGGCATTTGCCAAAGTAGAATGTACTCAAAAAGGTACAAGAACTTTGCAGTAGATCACTGTCATTCCTCAGGGAAGATACGGGGATTACTCTGCACAAACTGTAACACAGGTTTAGGCTTGTTTAGAGACGACCCTACCGCGCTTCAACGTGCGATAGAGTGGACAAAGGTATAGTCCGACACTCCTAGTAATGGGAGATAACATAGGGAAGCAGTTCCCTGCAACTGGCAAAATCACTGCTGGTTACCACACTCCCGGTAATGAGCTTACTGGCTCCAACTCCATGAAATTCAATGAGCGCGTTATCACTATTGATGACTTGCTTGTATCTCATGAGTTCATTGCGAACATTGATGAAGCCAAAAACCACTACGATGTACGCGCACCGATCACTGAGCAGCTAGGCGATGCCTTGGCTCAAGCATACGATCAGAACGTGCTACAGGTTGGTGTGTTGGCCGCTCGTGGCTCCGCTACTATCACTGGTCAAGCTGGTGGTGCTTCCGTCACTGCTGCTACAGCTAAGACAGATGCAGACGTTCTACGTGCTTCTTACTTCTCTGCTACACAAGCAATGGACGAAGCTGACTGCCCAGATGGCGAACGCTACGTATTCCTGAAACCTGCTCAATACTACTTGTCCGCACAGGATGTTGTTCTATTGAACCGGGATTATGCTGGTAACGGCTCAATCTCCACAGGTATGATCGAAACGGCTGCTGGCCTTACTTTGGTTAAAACCAACAACCTCCCTACAACTAATGTGACCACTGGTCCTGCTGGTTATCAGGGTGACTTCACTGGCACTGCTGCTCTCGTTATGCAGAAGGGTGCTGTCGGCACAGTCCGTCTATTGAACCTCGCACTTGAGTCTGAATACCAGATTTCTCGTCAGGGTACATTGATGGTTGCTAAATATGCAGTAGGCCACGGCATCTTGCGTCCGCATTGTGCTGTCGAAATTAAAGTCGCTTAATTCAGAGTTACTTTAGCCTATCCACTTGTCCATATGGCCGGGGTCCCTTGATTGGGGCCTCGGTCTATTTTTTCGTACATTGGAGAATATGATGACCGTACTAGCGTCCTCAACAGAATTAGATGCAGTTAATGAGCTACTGATGCGTGTCTCAGAAGCTCCTGTAAATAACCTAACTACCCTACCTCGTGTAGGCACTGCGGCCCTACTTGCTATTCGCAATACAAGCCGAAACTTCCAATCAACTGATAGCCCACATTTCAACACCATTGAAGAATTAGACATAGCCATTGATGGTAATGGGTACATCCAACTACCAACCAATACCCTATTCGTAGACAGCCCCGATGGAGACTATATTTATCGTGAAGGCAAACTCTATGACAGAGAAAACAAGACAGACGTGTTCACCGAAACTGTCGAGGTTGACCTAACGGTATTCCTCCAGTGGGATGAACTTCCCGGCTACTGCAAACGATACTTCACTGCACTCGCTAAACGCACGTTCATAGCTGGCCGATCAGGTCACCAATGGACAGGTTCAGATGAAGCAGAAATGATTATTGCTAAGGCGGCCTATATGTCCGCAGAAATTGACAGTGCTGATTATAATATCCTCACCGACAGTTTATCAATCTCAACAATAACCCGTAGGTCACGATAATGAAAACAGATGGTATTCTACCTAATTTGGTGAATGGAGTATCTCGCCAACCGTTTGCAGTCCGCTTACCATCTCAGGTACAAGACTGCACAAACGGCTACCCAACGATCTCCAAGGGGTTGACCAAGCGTCCCCCTTCACGGTTCATTGCTAAGTACACCAAGCCAGCAGGAACCCCCTTAATACACACTATCGAACGTGATGATATCGAACGCTACACCGTGAGTGCTATGACAGATGATATCATTGTTCACGATCTAACCACAGGAACTGAGAAGGCTGTTGTTGCTGCTGGTGGCTTCGACTACTTAGACTGCACCAATCCCTCATCCGAGCTTGAATTTCTGACAGTCATTGATACAACTTGGGTGGTTAATAAGACCGTCACAGTTGCAGCAACGGCCACCGCAACGGCCACTCGTTACAAAGAGTGTTTGATATATATCCCCTCTGGTAAATATCTCGAAACATATGAGATACGATTAGATGGTACAAGTTATGCTAAGTACGAGACAGATGATGGATCAGCCAATGAAACCACTGGTCAGAGATTGGAGCAAGAAGCTGCACAACCTATCAATATTGCAAAGGCCCTCTGCACAGGCTCAGCCCCCGGCGATAAAGCTGTCTTTACCCGCGACCTTGATGATGCCGCCTTTGGAGCCGCTGGCTTCTTTTATGAGCGCAATGATAATACTATTCATATCTGGAGAACAGATGGAGTGGAATTTACGTGTACTTGTAATAGCAGTGACTACACCAAGTTCTATGTCATCAAAGATAAACACCCGGACTTTGGTAAACTACCCTCAGTCGGTCCCGATGGTTTCAACATAGAGATATCTGGTGATGAAAGCACAGACTGGGACAACTACTGGGTTACCTTTGTTCAAGGAACTAATGCCCCAGAAGGTATATGGGAAGAAAGTTGCCCTCCCGGCACACTCACAACCCTTGACCCAGATACACTCCCACATAAGCTCATCAGAATAGCTGACGGTACATTTACCTTTGGCCCTTCCACTTACGACATTAGAACTGTAGGTGACCTTGAGCTTTCCCCTTGGCCGGGTTTTGTGGACAGTGAGATTGATGGGATGACCTTCTGGAAGAACCGCTTTGGTGTCTATTCAGGAGAATACGTTACCCTATCTGAGGCAGGTGAGTATGGAAACTTCTTCCGTACAACAGTCCTACAGGTCCTTGATAGTGACCCTATTGATGTGCAGTTGGCTTACCCGGACTTATCCAAAATCCAAGCCTTGGTTCCCTTTAATGAGAACCTTATCGCATTCACGGATAACGTCCAGTTTCGTATGGAGGGTGATGAGCTTATCACACCAGCCACCGCTCACTTCAAACCTGTCACTGAGTTCTACTCCAATGCAGGTGTTACGCCTGTCTCATCCGGTTCCTCTCTATTCTTCCACTGCTCACCTGATTATGGTGATGGTGCAAAGATACGTGAGTTCCTGTTTGATGTGGACTTTGGCTTCCGTGAGGGTTCCGAGATTACAGATCATTGTGAGGGATACATTCCTTCTGATATGACCGTTCTTACCTCTAGCAAGATTTCTAAATGTCTGGCTGCTATTTGCCCCTCCGATCCCCAAGCGGTATTCCTTTATAAATACTATTGGCAGACGAGGGATACCAAAATTCAATCCGCTTGGACACGCTGGGAATTTGATGCTGATGTACTTCACGTCACTATCTCCCGTGATGATATCTACGTCCTACTTCACGTAGGTTCTGAGGTCTGGATTGAAAGCATTCCATTGGCCGAAGGCTTCTATGATTATGGTATGAGAACAGTCTACCACTTGGATCACCGATTGATCACCTCTCAACTAACCTCAGCCTATGATGCTGGCGCTAATGAGACCACCTTCACAGCACCCTTCACACTAGATGCCACAGCTATCATTATCCGAAATACTGGAACTGATATGGCTGGCGTAGTTGCTGGTGCTGACATTGTGGTTCCCGGTGATGAAACCGCCGCTACTGTCTTTGTGGGTAAGCCCTTCGACTTTGAGGCTGAGTTAACACGCTTGGTCCCTAAGAAGAGCTTCTCTAAAGAGGGCAGCCCGGCTCCGTTCAATGCAGACCTTACGA